GTCAAGGACATCCCCTGCGTTGGCTTCAACGGGGACCGTTACTACGGCCCGATGGACATCCTCGGGAAGTGGATTCCCTACGAGGGTGGAGTCATGGCCATCGACCCCTCGGGTCGTGGAGACAACGAGACCTCGTATGCCGTGGTCAAGATGCTGAACGGGTTCCTGTATGTGACTGCTGCTGGGGGTCTCAAGGGTGGCTATGCGCCCGAGACCATGGAACGTCTGGTAACCATTGCAAAGAACCAGAGCGTCAACCGGATCATCGTGGAGTCCAACTTCGGTGACGGCATGTTCTCCGAACTGCTGAAGCCGTATCTGGTCAAGACATACCCCTGCACCACGGAAGAGGTCCGGCACAACATCCAGAAGGAACGCCGGATCATCGACACCTTGGAGCCCGTGATGAACCAGCATCGTCTGGTCTTCGACACCGGGGTCATCCGGGACGACTATGAGTCCGTGAAACAGTACGCCACCGAGAAGGCCCTGAACTACAGCCTGATGTGGCAGATGTCACGCATCACCCGGGCCAAGGGAGCCCTGCCTTACGACGACCGTCTGGACGTTCTCAGCATGGCCGTGGGCTTCTGGGTCGAGCAGATGGCTCAGGATGTCAACCGGAAGATGGCCATCCGCAAGGAAGAACTGCTGGATCGGGAACTGGAACGGTTCATGGAACATGCAGTGGGCAGAAAGCCCCGGGGGACCACATGGATGTAGACGATCCCGACGAGTGGGCCACCCTGCTGGTCCATCATGCCTGCGTTGCCGTCCTGAAGTACGAGGACCATCTAAGGAGCAAGACGGGTTCTCTGGCCGATGCCAAGGAACTGGCCAAGGCCATGCGAGAACTAAAAGAGATGGTCCCTGACGAGGTACTGGAGGTGATGCGTGGCTAGTCCCTGCGATGGTCGAAAGATCAACAAGCCCTGGAGGACGCCCGGTGGCTCGAAGAAGTCTGCCGTGTGCGTCAAGGACGGCGACAAGACGAAGATTGTCCGATTCGGTGATCCGAACATGAAGATTCGGAAGAACGAACCGGGTCGTCGCCGCAACTTCAGGGCCCGACACAACTGCGACAACCCCGGTCCAAAGACCAAGGCACGTTATTGGTCTTGTCGGGCTTGGTAAGAAAGTGCTACACTTATTTCTTACTGTAGTGACTTTGTGACAAAACGTCTACCGTTGCCCCAAAAGACCTACGAAACGTCACATTCAGGAATTTTCACATGCCAAAGCAACTTGACAAGATGGTCAAGGGAATGACCCGCGAGGGTATGGCCAAGAGCCGTGCCTACGCGATTGCCGCCTCCTACCTCCAGAAGAAGGGCATCATGCCCATCAAGAAGAAGAAGGCCTGAAATGTGCAGCCCTGGCGCTCCCGGAACCCGTCCTAGGCAGCAGAACATAATTCAGTCTCAGGCCATGGGTCGCTTTGCCCCGATGACCATGGAGCAGCGCCAGCGGTATGAGATCCAGCGCAAGCCCCTGACCGAGCAGGAAAAGGAGCAGCAGAGGTCCCAGACCGCCTCATGGGTCGCCATGGGCAACACCGCAGAGACCAGCCCGTACAAGATCCTGCCCCGTGGTCGGATCGAGGCCTTGCCCAAGATCCCCCGGAGGCCGATGTATGGCCGAGCGTGACTACAAGGAAGAGTACAAGAAGTACCACGGCACCGAGAAGTACAAGAAGGACCGTGCGTCCCGTAACCGGGTCCGGAGAATGGCCATCCGCAAGGGCAAGGTTCGCAAGGGGGACAACATGGACATCGACCACAAGAACGGGAACCCCCGGGACAACCGTGCCTCGAATCTACGGATCGTCCACAGGTCGGTGAACAGAGCCAAGAAGTAACAGGAGGTTCCCATGGTGATCAAGTGGTTTCCCTATGAGATCCCCGTGGTTGTCACCCAGATGCCCCAAGATGAGTTTGGGGAGTTCTTCTTCTACCCGTCTCCCAAGATACACCTGTCTAAAGACCTAGAAGGATGTATACTAGGGGGAACCCTGTTACATGAGATTCTGGAAATGGTGAATGAAGTACATGACCTAGGTCTGACTGAAAGCCAGATCCGGACCCTGGAAGTATCCCTTGGGCAGATCATGGGACAGAACCCCACCCTAACAGATACCGTCTTCCCTCTAGGATCCTCTGAGAGCGATCCGGGAGACGAGGATGACTCCGAGGCCATCCGAAAGGCACGGATCGATCCTGGGGCATCCTAGGCCCCTTAGAAGCCAAACCCTTGGGTAGACCTCCCCGTTGATCCAACATCTCGCCCCCACTCCTAGGTCGGTGGGCCAATAACACGATCTCTGGATTACCAGAGTATGTGGGTAGTGGGAATCCCACACGGAGGAAGGTCAAACCACTGGGGTAGTTTTGGGGAAAAAATCTGAGAGGGTTTAATACAGTTTCGACGGCCCAGTTCCCCCCATGGGGGGCCCATGGACGCGCGAGGCACGGTCATACGACACGCTTTTCGTGTATCCATTGTCACGCTTCAAATGACGCGAATGGAAATGCGTGAACCACGGGACGCCTATGGGGGAGTCTAGGGACTAGACTGGGCTTGTGTGTGCCTTCCCGTTTTTCTTCTTTTTTTCTCTGATAGGCCTTGACAAGCCCGGGACCATGCTTCATACTACTCGCGTGGTTGAGGCTAGGCCCTTGGACGGCTCCGCTTGGAGCGCATGAGGCAAGGCCCGACCCGATTGGAGAACGCACCATGACACAGAACACGAACGCCACTCCCGCCATGCCCAAGGCCAAGCGTAAGCCCATGCCGCAGGCCGCGCCTCAGGTCAAGCCCACGGGAGCCGAAGTCCTCGCGGCCAAGGTCGCGGAGGCCAAGCCCATCATTCTGAGCCCTGCCCAGAAGGCCGCCGAAGGGGAGATGGTCCGTCTTGCCTTGGTTGCCGATGCCGGGTTCCGGAAGGCCGCTGAGGGGATCGCGGAGTGTGCGAAGATGGGCATTCACACGGCCTACGGAATCAGCCTCGCGGAGTATGTGGTTACGGTCCTGACTGACGCCAAGGTTGCCCGTAGCACCGTGTATTTCCTGAAGGATGTCGGCGTTTCCTACGCGGCCCTTGGGGCCAAGGTTGCCGATGCCGTGCCCATGGATGGCCTGCGGGAACTGGCAAGCGCCGCCAAGGGTAACCCGGAGAAGGTGGAGACGCTGTATGGGCAGGTGGTCGCAACGGGCAAGGGCGGCAAGGTAACCACGGAGGATGTCCGCAAGGTGACGCGCACGGACGACAAGGTAGGCCCGATGAGCATGGAAGAGGCCGCGAAGGCCCTCAGCGGGAAGGCTATGAAGTACGCGAACGGGGACCATGCCGCCGCCATCGGCTACATTGATGCGGCCCGGAAGCGGCTCGTTGTCGCCATGAAGGCCGCCGCAAACGCGAAGGCCTGACCATGGCTACCCTAATCCTAGTCCTCGCCAGCGTGTGTCTACTGTCTGTCCCGTTTGCCGTGGGCATTGCCTACTACGCGCATCGGAAAGACTGAAAGTCTAGGAACTAGACGCGGCCCCGGTTCCCTCGCATGAGGGGCCGGGGTCTTTTTTTTGTCGGCCCATTGTTGAGTCTAGTAACTAGACCGAACCCGCCCCTTCAGAAAGACGATCCAGATTTATCAGGCCACTATCATCTTCACTGTCATCAGATCGTTTCACCAGATCGCTTCGTTCCCTCTAGTTGTACCTTTGGTTTATACCCTGGTATCCTTATATAGCCCTCTATTAGACTCTATACAGGTGTAATACTAGGTGAAGAAACAGGTATAAGAAAACAGGTGTAGTAAGATCTAGTAACTAGACCTGTATCTAGACACCTGTGGAGTACCTAAAGGTATACCACAGCCCAATCTGTAGGTGGAAATAAGGGGCTTGACAAGACCGGATCTTGTGGTAATCTGATGTTGTTCCTGAGGGAAGGTCTCGCGTGAGGCCTCGTCTAGGAACTAGACCCTGATCGGAGAGAACACCATGAAGGCAGTCATCTACGTCGAAGTCGATTCGCAGGCCCAGTTGGATCGTCTGTGGGACACGCTGCAGGCTGCAGTGGATGCCCGTGACTTGTCCGGTTACTTCACCCTGACCGTCGAGAACAAGCCCTGTCTGCAGCCCTTCTATCGCTCGGACCTGCAGTCCATGGCCACTCGCCTGTCCGATTGTGACCCGGTGACGGGCCAAGAGTACGGCACCGGAGCCTGATCTAGTTCCTAGACCAAACAGAAAGAGAGAACACCATGAACCCTGAAATCAAGAAGATGTGGGCTGATGCCCTGCGTTCCGGCAAGTATGTGCAGGGCACTCGCTACCTGAAGTACGAAGCCGGAGGCAAGGTCTGCCATTGTGCCCTCGGTGTCCTGTGCGACCTTGCGGTGAAATCAGGAGCAGCCCAATGGGTTGAGGCAGGCCACGACATTCACCCAAGCGCAGGGAACATCATCATCGTGTCCCATTGCGACATCGGTGAGACCTCCCTGCCTAGGTCCGTTGTCGAGTGGGCAGGACTGGCTGGCATCTCCTGCTGTGATCCAACCCTGCGTGATCCTGATTCAGGACGCAAACTGTTGGTGTCCGAGTGGAATGATGTTCGTGAATCTATCTTTCCACAGATCGCAGACATGATCGAGGAGCAACTGTGAGCAAGTTGACCATCAACGAGTGGATCACCCGGTTCGGACCCATACCCGGCGGTCTTCAGAACTGCATGGGCCTGAACGGGCAGACCTTTGGATTCCAACGGGCAGACGATGCCTTTGACTTCGCCAATCGGCGGGACCTGAATTTGGGTCATATATGGACCGTTCGGGACTGCCCTGCAGAGGTCGATGGCGAGGAAGATCTCTGGATCATCACTCCAGGCATCGGCTGCGTGAATGTCATCTGCTATGTCGTCACCGAGAAGCACTCCGAGGATGTGTGGATCGAGTGGGATTGACAAATTTGTTTCTTGTGGTAGGCTGCTGATATGTGGGGTTTGGCGCGTTGCCTGACTCCGTGTCTAGGAACTAGATCGATTGGGAGAACACCATGAATCGCTACGAACTTGAGATCGTGTTTGCGGAGAGACACGCCGATGGGGCCTACGAGTCCTCAAGGCGCACCGTGTATGCCTTCAGCGAGACCGAGGCGGCTACTGCCCTGATGGAAGCCCTGTCCGTTGATCGTGGCACTTGGCCCACCATCACAGGCATCGTCGTGATGAACACCACGCAACTGAGCGTCTAGTTCCTAGACCAACAAGGGAGAACACCATGCAACTTCAGCAACTCAATGCCATCGCGCCTCGGTGGAACAGCATCCGTGCTGCAGCCACCCAGGCATTCGAGGACATTCGCCGTGGGTACAAGCCCCGCAGGATCCATCGGGAACTGCTGACTCCTCCCGGAGCAAACCTCAAGTTGGCCAAGGGTGACCTGCCCATCTATGGGCTGACCCTGGCACCTGCAGGTGCATCCGGCTACCAGTTGTGCCCGTGGCGTTCTGCGGAATGCGAGGCAGCGTGTCTCGGCATCACCTCGGGTCGGTCCCGCTTCTCCAATGTGCAGGAGGCACGGATTCAGAAGACCCGGCTGCTCATGGAGAACCCGGTTCCGTTCTTCCATCAGTTGCACATGGAACTGGCCAAGGCAGCCCGCAAGCATGGCCCCGGCAGTTTCGCGTTCCGTTCCAATGTCCTCTCGGACATCCCATGGGAGACAATCGCACCGGACATCTACCGCTACACGCACCGCAACTACGACTACACCAAGTCATTCGACCGTGCCATGCAGAGCCTGCATTGGGTGCGTCCATGCCTGCGCCTGACGCTCTCGTTCTCAGGGCACAACTGGGATGACTGCGTCACCTTCATGCGCTACGGTGGCTCTGCCGCTGTCGTGTTTGCCGAGCCCAAGGATCATCCCCTGCCGCATTCGTACATGGGCTTCCGCGTTGTCGATGGCGACGAGTCCGATGCCCGTTGGCTTGATCCCATCGGCTGCATCGTCGGGCTTCGTGCCAAGGGCCGCATCAACCTCGCTTCTCCGTTCGTCGTCAGAGTTGACTGAGTCTAGGAACTAGAAAGGAACACCATGAACACCATCACCCGCGACTGGATCGTCAGCATCGACCGCAACGGAGTGTCCCTCGATGTCACCTACGAGGTTCACTTCGACCCCATCACCAAGGAGGTGGAGACCTACAGGCCCATCCATGTGACCTATGCCAATGTCGTGGGCCACACGCATGAGTGGTACTACGGAGAGAACATGCCGTCCCGGATCGTCAACGC